ATCCCTGCACCAAATGGGCAATGGAGAGTATCCATAATGCCTATTGGTTAATCAAATGGGGATTGAATTTGTCAGATGAATACTGCCTGCGGTATAATAAAACTCACTCCTGTTACAAAACACTTGTGGATGCATATTATTTGTTTCCAAAAGGTAAGATTACAGAAGTGACTCCATTTGCTAGGGCAATGCCTGAAGAGTGGAAATTTGATGAAAGCATTGATACATTCACTGCTTATAAAAGGTATATTGCTTCAAAACCCTGGGTGAAAGACAATTACCTTCGAATGCCCGAAAGAAAACCCGATTGGATTTGATTATGAATAATGATTTTTTGTGGGTTGCCAAATATGCCCCAAAGACAATTGAAGATTGTATTCTTCCTGAAAGCACAAAGCAGACTTTCCAGGAGTTTCTAAATAAGGGTGAAATTCCCAATATGCTTCTTGCTGGTCCTCCTGGTATTGGAAAGACCACAGTTGCTAAGGCACTTTGTAACGAACTTGGAGTAGATGTATATGTCATCAATGGATCCGACGAGGGTAGATTCCTCGATACTGTCCGAAACAATGCGAAAAACTTTGCTTCGACCGTATCGCTTTCGTCAGATGCTAAACACAAAGTCATCATCATTGACGAAGCAGATAACACAGGAAACGACGTTCAACTCCTCCTACGGGCGTTTATTGAGGAATTTGCTGGAAATTGCCGATTCATCTTCACCTGTAACTACAAAAACAAAATCATCGAACCTCTCCACTCCCGATGTGCCGTCGTTGAGTTTGGAATCAAAGGAAAAGACAAAACAAAACTGGCAGGAAGTTTCTTTCGACGACTTCAACAAATCCTTGTCAAAGAGAATGTGGAGTGCGATGAGAAAGTCCTTGCGGAATTGGTATCTAAGCATTTTCCCGATTTCAGGCGAGTTTTGAATGAATGCCAACGATATTCTGTTGGTGGGAGAATCGACTCTGGTATTCTTGCTGCTTTTTCTGATGTTGCTGTAAATGACCTTATCCAAAACCTTAAGGAAAAGAACTTTTCCGAAGTCCGTAAGTGGGTGGTATCTAATCTTGATAATGATGTCACTGTACTTTTGCGTCGTATTTACGATGCTCTTTATAATGCCCTTGAAAACAGTAGCATTCCTGCTGCTGTGCTTGTGCTTGCTAAGTATCAGTATCAATCAGCATTCGTAGCAGACCAAGAAATCAATATGCTTGCCTGCCTAACTGAAATTATGTGTGAGTGCGAATTTCAATGAATCCATATAAAATAGATCATAAGTCTTTGAAGGAGACACCAGTAAAAACAACTCCCGAGAATGTGAAAGAGGCAAATGAAGGTCTCTTTCGTGCTAAAATGACTCTTCCTGCTGCTGCAAAGCATTGTGGTATGACGCAGAAAGAAATGAAACTCACATTTTTTGAGTATTTGAAGTATCACAAACCTGATTATGAATTCTAATTTTTCCAAACTTCAAAAGAAACAAAAGTATCGTATTGAAACTTACTGTAAAATTGCTTTTAATGGTTTAAAGGCAAATGTTAACGAATGGTTTCAAAACAGAAATTGTAAGGATACTGTCCGTGCAATTACACATTCATTCTATAATACGGTGCATTCACTTTCAGTTCCTTCTGGATTGATTAGTGTTGAAGCAGTAAATAAAAAAAGAAAAGAACCAGAATGGGCACTTTGTAAGGATCATTGCTATTCTCCTCAGTTTATTGGTAGAATGATAATGGATAATTCTGATAAGTACTTAAATGATTATGATCTTTATAGAAAATTGTTTATTACTGCATGTACTACAATAATTGTTACTCCTGAAGAAAATAGAAGTCTTTCTTTTTTAACTTCTAATAGGAATAATGATTTTAAAATTTATGCTCATACCGATAAAAAATATCAGCATTTAAATATTGAGTTATTAGAAAAATCGGAAGGTTTAAGGTGGTATATGAAAGATATGAAACCTGCTAGTAACTATATTGAAACGCCAAAAGAACTTATTGAATATGAAACTCAATTTTTACTAGTATGAATTTATTATCAGAAAATGATGCGATTTGGGCGGCAGATCAATTTATCAAATACTATTCAAAATTTAATCGTATTGACGATTATCTAAGGTATGTTAAGCAAAGTAGAATTTCTAATTCTTTGGGTAAGTTATTTGGACCGGAAGATGAAATATTCTCTGACTTTAGTATTAATCCAAATGATATGTCATTTACAATTCATGAGGTTGACACTAGATCTAAACCAAAATCAAAGTACAATCAAGACTTATATTCTGAGATTCTAAATATAACCGCTTCAAATCCAATTGAAGAGGCAATTCCTGGCAGAACAATTAAATGGATTGTTACGGAAGACACTACAAATAAAATTATTGGTGTAGTTAGATTTGGATCCCCAACTATTAATTCAAAACCTAGAAATGAGTATTTTGGTGAAGTTTTACCTTTATCAAAAATTAATCAAGAGTTTGTAATGGGATTTAACATTGTTCCAGTACAACCATTCGGGTATAATTATCTTGGTGGAAAACTTCTTGCTCTTTTAGCATCTTCTAATGAACTTAAACGACAATTTGATTCAAAGTATGGAACTGATTTACGATACTTTGAAACAACTTCATTATACGGTACAACAAAAGGAGTATCCATGTATGATGGTCTTAAACCTTATCTTCGACACATAGGAGACACTGAAAGTAATTTTTTACCTTTATTTCACGATGATTATTTTCGTGAAATGTTTTGGTGGTTTAACAATAATGCTAATGGTGGAGAAAGATTAATCTCTGCAGATAAATCTTCTAAAAAATTAAAAATTCAAACTAAGATGATTTCGATCATTATAAAGTCACTCAAAAACTCTTCAAAACTGCACGAGTTCAAGCAGTGTATTGAACACGCAAAATCTCTGACTGAAAAAAAGAGATATTATATCTCCAAGTTTGGTTATGAACCAGAAGAAATTATTGAATGGTGGAAGATCAAGGCAACACGTAGATACAATAAGTTACTTCAAGACAACAAACTTAGAAGTGAACTAGAGTTATGGAAACCGGGAATTGATTTGGAGATTATTAGATAGTATGGAACTAAAAGACTGGTTGAATAGTGTTAATCAGACAAAACAGAATTTAATTGATGAAGATCCCTCACTGGAAAAGGAATATCCCCCTTATATTATAAATCGATGTTTATCGGGACATATTGATTCGATTATGTATTCTAATGAAATGAATCGATATCATTTTCTTGCTAAAAAAATGCAATATGATTTTTTGCTAAATAGTCTGAGGAAAAAGAAGAGATTTTCTCCCTGGATCCGACAAGATAAAATCAAAGATCTTGATTATGTCAAACAATACTATGGTTATAGTAATGAAAAGGCAAAACAGGCTTTGAAGATTCTTACCAAAGAACAACTTACTTTTATTAAATCGAAATTTGAAACTGGAGGAACAAAATGAGTGTCGTTCAAGAACCTGAAGTTAAATGGTCAACAGATCAAATGGTTGAAGTAACCCTCAATCAACCAGATGATTTTTTGAAGGTGCGTGAAACTTTGACTCGTATCGGAGTTGCCTCAAGAAAGGAAAAGAAAATCTATCAATCGTGTCATATTCTTCACAAACAAGGTCGTTATTTTGTTGTGCATTTTAAGGAATTATTTGCACTCGACGGTAAGCACGCAAACCTGACCGTGAATGATGTGCAGCGTCGCAATCGTATCGCCCAACTTCTTGCTGATTGGGGTCTGATTGAGATTGTTGATGTCACTAAGATTCAGGATATTGCTCCTTTGAATCAAATCAAAGTCCTTGCTTATAAGGATAAGGGTGACTGGATTCTGGAAACCAAGTATAATATTGGTGCTAAGAAGAAAAAGGTAGAGGATGCCGAATAAAAAGGAGCGGGTTACAACACCCGCTTTTTTTATGCTTCTTGTATAATTAGTAGTGGATGCCGAAAGGGTCCACAAAACACAAACTCGCTTTCAAAGGAGCTACCATAATGACTAACCTCACAAGATATACTGCTGCGGATCTTCCTACTTTGTTGGACAAGATTACCCGCAATAGTATTGGAATGGATGAATATTTTGAACGATTGTTTAATCTCCACGAAACAACGACAAATTATCCTCCATATAACCTTATTCAAATAAATAATGTGGAATCGCATTTAGAGATTGCATTAGCAGGATTTAAGAGAGGAGAGGTCAATGTCTTCACGGAGTATGGAAAACTTTTTGTCGAAGGGCAAAAATCAGATACTGAGTCGGACAAGACGTTTATCCACAAGGGACTGGCTCAAAGAAGTTTTCAACGAGCGTGGAC